TCAACCCGCTTTGAGGTCGGGGATGCGGTACAATTACCGTGTCCCCGGCCTTTTGGCTTTAGTGAGGTAAACAATGTCGATTTCGAATTATCTGGAAAATGCGTGGCTGGACACTTTGCGTAATGTGTCGTTGGCTGTGTCGGCGGTGTATGTGAAGTTGCATACTGGCGATCCTGGTGAGGCGGGTACGTCGAACGCGGCGACGGAGACGACTCGTAAGAGCATTTCGTTTTCGGCTGCTTCTAGCGGTTCGATGTCGTCGTCTGCGACGGTGGAGTGGACGAATGTGGCGGCTACGGAAACGTACAGCCATTGGTCGTTGTGGGATTCGGCTACGACTGGCAACTGTTTGTTTGCTGGCGCGTTGTCGTCGTCGGCTGCGGTGACTGCCGGGGACACGTTCCAGATCACGTCTTTGACGTTGACGTTGGATTGAGGGGTGGCCCTGAGTGGCTACTAATTTTCCTTCTTCTCTTGATTCTTTGACTAATCCGACTTCCGGGTCGGCGTTGAACAGTCCGTCTCATTCAGGGCAGCACGCTGATGCGAATGATGCGATTGAGGCTTTGCAGGCGAAGGTTGGGGTGAATGGGTCGGCGGTGACGACCAGTCTCGATTACAAGGTTGCGAACCTTGCTCCGGCCGGCACGGTTTGGTTGTGGGCTGGCACTAATGCCGGCGCGTTGGCAGCTGGGTTTTTGGTTTGCGACGGGTCTGCTGTTTCACGTACTACCTATTCGGCATTGTTTAGTGCTATCGGTACTGCTTATGGTGCGGGCAACGGCTCGACCACATTCAATGTTCCGTCAATGAATACTGTTTTGCCTTATGGCACTACATCGGATACACGTTCAACAACGTTGATTTACACCGGAGTGGCCTCTCAAACCCACACGCACAACACGACGACAGGTAACCCTTCTGCGACGCACACGCATAACGGTACGTCGGGCAACGCGAGTTCTAACCACACGCACAATGCGAACTATACGGTTACCACCGGGAATGACAACACTAACCACACGCACACGTATGACAAGTCGAACGGGTCTAACTCTGGTGCGGCTACTGGTGGCGTAAGCGCAGGCCATAGTCACACCTGGAACGCCAACCTAACAACTGGTGGTGATGGGGCAACCCACACACACAATACGACGACCGGCACGGAATCTGCCAACCACACTCACAACGGGACAAGCGGCAACGAATCGCAGTCTCATAGCCATGCTCTTGGTGTAACCCAGTTCATCTATATCATCAAGACCTGATGGCTACGCTCAAAGACGAACCCACCGATCCTGGTGCAGTCGGCTATTACGACAAAATTGTGGGTGTCAACGACACCACAGGCTTTTTTGCTATTAGCAAGGTAGCGCAAATCCCAGTCAAAGAAGTTGTAGAGGGCGAAGATGCTCGGTGTGATCGAGGCAAAATCGGCCCGTCGTCGTTGCATCGTTGGGATGGAACCAGCGGTCTTTGCGCCTGCGGGTCAACAGAACCACCCGACCCGGTGACCGGCGACCACCTGATCGCCATGCAGGATCTTGTTGTCTGCTACCCGGTGTTCGAGGCGATGCCACACGCAATCATCCTGTACATCGAATTGAAAGACACTCTCAAAGAAGAAGAAGCGATCCGACAGCCGAACCACACACGCACTCTGCAAGAAATGTTGCGTTACATCATCGAGTGGGATTGGGCTTACGACACTCTTGGGAATCGTGAAGAAATCGCAGCGTTGTGTAACAACATCATGTCCACCATCTCCACCCCCGATGAAGTCAAACAATGGGTGATTGAACAGATGCCGCCAGAAAAGGTGGGCCGGTTCCTACAAGGTCACCCGGATGCCCGCGCTAGAACAACCGAACCGATCCCCGAACTCCCAGATTTTGTGTCCAGTTGGATGCACGGTTTGATTGTAAACTGTCGGACGTTCGGAGAATACGAGAAGGAGAGAGCAATATGATCGTGTCGTTTCCCGCCCGTAAAGAGGGCATGATCTTGTGTTTGGATAATGTTCTTGACGAGAACCTGTGCCATGAGCTTGTCGGCAAACTTCAGCCGATGTACGAGGAGGTGGCGCAAGATGGCAAAACGGTTGGTGGGGTCATGTACAACGTCAAGCGGTCATCTGATTTGACGTTGAGCGAAAGCACGTTTACCTCTCATTCGTCGCCGTGGGACAGCCGATTCGCCGCAATCGAAATGGCTATCTTTGACGCGTTCCACACGGCCGTCGCCTCATACCGAGACATTTATCGGCACACCCAAGATTGGACGAGCGTTGCTGACACCGGCTACCAAATCCAGAAGTACCATCGTAACGACGGCTACTACCGGGAACACGTGGACAGTTTCCCTAGCGAAAACCCGGAGATGGCAGCCCGTGTGTTGGCAGGCATCGTGTATCTAAACGATGTCAAGCATGGTGGGCAAACCAACTTCCCGTTGCACGGTGCGTGTATTGAGCCAGCAGCCGGCCGGATCGTCTTGTTCCCTGCTACCTTCACTCACCCGCATGAAGCCTGCACCCCGTTGTCGGACGATAAATGGATCATCTCCACGTTCTTTATCAATAAACAGCAGACCGCTCAAGTCCACGACCACCCGCACCCACACCCGCACTAATCATGGCTCACCTGTACGACGACGCAAACTTTTCTTATGATGCGTCAAACCTCACCTATGACGGCGTAGCCACATTTACCGCCACCGCATCTGGGTCAGGTACAGGAACCGGCACAGCCTCAGGCAGCGTATTCAAGCAACGGCAAGGAACCGGCACAGGCGCAGGAACTGGAACAGCCGACTCCAACATCAACCCGGTTCGAACCGCTACCGGCTCCGGCACAGGCTCCGGCACAGCAACCCGCATCCGCGTCCCCGTCAGAACCGCCACCGGAACAGGCACAAGCAGTTTCGATGCGACCGGACTGCGAACAGTCCCCCGTACCGCTTCTGCTTCCGGTACGGGGACATCTCTCACCGCCATCGTCGTCGGCCGGCTACGCACCGCCTACGGCGCAGGAGGCGCAACCACAGGGTCTAGTGGCACAGGGCTACATATCGCCCCAAGAACCGCAACATCTAGTGGCACAGGCACATCGAGCGCGCTCGGCGGCATCCTATTCATCCGCACCGCCACCGGCTCCGGGGCCAGCACCCAAACCGCCAACTGGACGAAATCGTTGATCTTCCGGCCGCCCGTCGAAGATCGGTTCCCGTGGTCTGATTACCGTGACGCATCCCCGTCGCACCGTCTGTTTGCCCGAGCCAACCCTGGATACCGTGCCAGAAACATCTTCCGGCTCACCAACGGCACATACACCAACGTAGACCCACTTGATCCAAGTCTCGTAGACAAGGTGTATCTTGGCGCACACGAACACTTCGTAACAGAACAAGAGAAAGCCGACCTGGTAGCGGCCGGATACACGGTGACCTAATGCCCATCTTCAGATGCCCGTCAGACAACTTCTACAACCTGTCCGATTTCGATGAGACAATCCCGTGGGGTGAACGTGAACGGTTCTCCTACCGGCTGTTACGCCACTATGCGTCCCTGCCCAAAGGACGCAACGTCTACAAGCTGGTGGACGGAACCTACGTCGAGTCTGAACCATCCGACATGGCAACTGTAGTGATTACTTATTACGGTGGTCACGACAACCAGATCACCGATGAGGAAGCCGCGCAACTGACAACCGCAGGCTACGGAGCCTATATTTCCTGACATGGTGAAACATCAGGAAACCCACCCGACGCTCGATGTTGACGGCTGTTTCGGCTGTCGGATCGCTCACGTCCGTATCAGCTCGGCCGCAACCCCGACTCGTCGTCAGCAGGTTCAACACATCGCCAACAAAGAGGCTGTGTTGGACAAGGATTTGGATGCCTACAAACGTCTTCGCAACGATGGTTTGCAACCCCGCAAGATTGACGGGTCAGCCGAGGTCGAAAAGCGGGCTGAAACGAAAGCCCAGGTGGAGTCAGGTATTCTTCCGTGATCTACGACATCAAGGGGGTAAACATCCCTCATGTCGGGTATGGCCGTATGGTGGACGAGTTTGCCCGCCATCTGTCCCATAAGGTCGAGTTATCTGACGACGCTGGGTCTGTGGTGTTCGGGATGTTGCCGGACATGGTGAAAGGCTGGTGGGCCGGCCAATCGACAGCGGTGATGACCATGTGGGAAACCGACCTGCTACCCGAAAGGTTTAGTCGAACCGCCTCAATGTTTGACCGCGTGATTGTCCCATGCGACTGGAACAAAGAATTGTTTGACGACATTCACGACGACGTTCAGGTCGTGCCGTTGGGCGTTGACCACGATATGTGGTGTCCCCAAAACGTCCCCGAAAATGAGCGTTTCCGCTTTGTTACCGGTGGCTCCGGTTGGTTGCGTAAAGGCATCCCACAAGTCATCCAAGCGTTCAAAGACGCGAACTTGCCGGACTCTGAACTGGTTATCAAAATCCCGCCGTACACGTTTGATGACCCTGAAATCTACGATTTTGATGACCGGATCACCGTCGTCAAAGCGGCCCTCGACCCGATAGCGGAACGTGATTTGCACGCCACCGCCGACTGTTTCATCTCAGCTAGCAGGGGTGAAGGGTTCGGGATGATGCCCTTGCAACAATGCGCTTTGGGCAACCTGGTCATCGGCACAGCCGCCCACGGCCACCTGATGTTCTCCCGGCTGTTTGACTTCCCGTTGGAGTGCCGTAAAGAAAAGTCGTTTATGTCCAAGTTCCCTGGTGTCGGCAACTGGTTTGTCCCCGACCACGACGAACTGGTGGACGCGATGCGCCACGCCTACAAGCGAGGTCGGCCTCCCTTGTGGGAACGGCAAACCCGGTTCGAGGACACCCTCGGGTTTTCGTGGCATAACGCGACGAAACGGCTGTTGGAGGTTCACCCGCCTACCGGCCGTCTGACCGAGAAACATTGGGTGGAAGCCGGCGAAAAGATGACCCCTGTTCGAGCCAACGTGAAAGTGGACGCGGATATCGGCCGGTACAAGATTCGGTTGGCTTCGGGGCAGGTCGGCTATGTTCCGATCTCGACACTAGATGTCCTGCTTGAAGCCGGTGTCGTCACCAGATTCTAGGCTTGTTTGCGGTATACTCGCTGTGTCTATCTCGCATTGGAGAACTCATGCCTTACAAGAAGGAAAACTACAAGTCGGCTTCAGCCAAGATGAAGCACGAAAAGACCGAAGGCAAGAAGGAACGTGCGATGGAATACCTCAAGAAGGCTGCCAAGAAGAAGTAATGGCGACTTATCAGGGTAAGAACGTCAAGTTGGATGCGCCTCGCCGCATCCGGCAGGGTGAACCCGGCTACGGCCGGAAGAAGTCTGTCGTCTTCGTTTCTGCCGGTCAGGGCAAGGTGAAGCGTGTGATGTTCGGTGACCCGAATATGTCGATCAAGAAGGACCAGCCTGGTCGCCGTAGCAATTTCCGGGCGCGTCACAACTGCGCTGACCCTGGCCCGAAGACGAGCGCACGCTATTGGTCGTGCAAGGCGTGGTGAATGATGGCCGCTAAGAAGCAGTTTTGGGATAAGAAGAACCCGAACAAGAAGTCTTCTCCTTTGACGGACAGTCAGAAGAAGGCGGCTAAGGCTCGCGCTGCGAAGGCTGGCCGTCCGTATCCGAATCTTGTTGACAATGCGTGGGCGAAGAACCAATGACGACCGCAGGCGACCTGATTGACCGTTCAGTCCAACAACTGTTGGCTGGGACTGTCGAGGAACGCAACAAGCTTGCGTCCTCGGTGAACTCGTCTGCCACCAGTTTGACGCTCACCTACAACCTCGGTTCGTTGCGTGAGAACACCGTGTTCGAGATCGGCACGGAACTGTTCTATGTGTGGGAAGCGAACACCAGCAACAAGACGTTGACGGTGGAACGCGGTTACGGTGGTACAACCGCCGCCAGCCACACAGCCGGCGACATCATCACCGTCAACCCTCGGTTCCCCCGACACCAGGTTCTTACTGGACTCAACTCTGATTTGGCTGACCTGTCATCCCCGATGAACGGTCTGTTCCAGGTCAAGACGGTGGACATCTCGTACAACGGTTCCGACCGTATGGTCAACCTGACAAACGTAACCAGCATCATCGACCTCCACGATGTCCGTTACCGTTTCCTTACCGACGACTATCCGATCATCCGTAACGTCCGTCTGCTCCGCGATATGCCCACCAGCGATTTCGCATCCGGGTTTGCGTTGGCTTTCGACTCGTATGTTCGTTCCGGTACGGTGCGTGTCATTTACAAGGCTCCGTACACCCCGTTCGCGTCCGAGTCCACCACCGTATCTTCGGTCGGTGCGTCAACGGAGATCGAGGACTTGCTGGTGTTGGGAACCCAAATCCGTTTGATGGCCGGCCGCGAAGTGAAGCGCAACTTTACGGAATCGCAGGGCGACACTCGCCGTGGCGACGAAGTGCCTGCCGGTGCTGTCGGCAACAGCATCAACAACCTGTTGCGTTTGCGTCGAGATCGCATCACCGCTGAAGCCGCACGTTTGAACCGCCAATATCCGTTGCGTATCAGGAAGTAGCCGATGGCTACCCTGATGGATTTCACGACCGCCTTTACGGGTGGGCCGACGTTCTTCACGGGTACAGGCACATCCTCACTCGTCCCCGACATCTTCCCGGTCGCCATTGGTGGCCACTCCTATATGTTGGACATCAAATCCAACCGGTTCACTCGCACGTTCGAGAACCGTTTGCGTGACTCGGCTGACGACTCCAACATTCCTGGTGAAGCGGCGATCAACCCACAAGGTTTGTGGCGACGTTCGCAGGTGTCCTGGCACAAGGGTTCCGGGCAAAAGTATGCGGATACGGCTGAGGGTGTCGACACCCGGTTCTACACGTCGAAGAACATTGACCCGTGGACTAAAGGCCAGTTGAGATTGCTGAAGACCACATCGAATGTTTACAGTTCTGCGAACACAAACTTGTTTCTGGTTGTGGCCGGCGAACGTTTGTATGTTGCCGATAACCAAACGTTGAAATACACGACTAACCTGTCTACGTTCTCGACTGTGACTGGCACGCCGACTGCAACAATCAACGGCATGATGACAGACGGCTACACCGTATTCGTGTCGTTTGAAGGTAACGGCATCTATTCAACAAATACCGCGTCTACGTCTGCGTCGTCATATCAAACCGGCCACAACTGGGGTGTCCTCGCCTACGTCAAGGGCCGCTTTATGGCAGCCGGTTCAGGGGCTACAGACGGTCACAAAATTTGGAACATCACCGCCTCCGGCAACAATCCGACCGTTCTCTACGTCCATCCGAACACCGCTTTCCGATGGGTCGGATTCGCAGCCGGTCAAAACCATATTTACGCTGCCGGTTACGCCGGTAAAAGCAGTCTCATCTATCGCACCACAATCAAGGCAGACGGCACATCCCTGGATGTCCCTGTGCAAGCCGGCGAACTTCCCAGCGGTGAACTCGTCACCTCCATCTACGGTTATTTGGGAAGCATTATCATCGGCACAAACAAGGGTGTCCGTCTCGCAACATCAGACAACAACGGTGACCTTCTCATCGGCCCGATCCTTGAAACCGGAACCGACGTGAAGTGCGCGATAGGCGACAACCGGTTCGTCTACTACGGGTGGACAAACTTTGATGGCACATCCACCGGGTTGGGTCGCATGGACTTGTCCCAATTCAACGCCACCAACGAACCCGCTTACGCATCCGATCTGATGGCTGATGTGCAAGGTGCAGTCAACGCAGTCGTCAACTGGAACGACCGTCGCCTGTTCTCCGTATCTGGGCAAGGCATCTATCTTGAACACGCCACCAACCTGGCGGCCACCGGCTACATCGAGACAGGCTTCTGGCGGTGGGGTATCCCCGACCGCAAATTCATGGCGTTCGCAGACTTCCGCACCCGCCCCCTCGCCGGCTCCATCAGTTTCTCCTACGACCACGACGGTTCCGGTTACGAAACACTTGCCCCGTTCAACACCGTCAACGCCACCGAAATCTCCTTTGACGGCCCTGACGGACAATTCGGTGAAACCCTCATCAAACTGTCGTTCACCCGATCTGGCACAGACTCAACTGCTGGCCCGACGTTGACACGCTGGCAAGCCCGAGTGTTCCCTGCCCCAGTACGAAGCGAACTGTTCTCCGTCCCTGTCTTATTGCACCGCAAGATCAACCGGTTCAACCGCGACTACTACATGGATGTCGTCAGCGAACTGTCTTATCTGCGTGGCCTGATCTCCGATCAGCGGATCATCAGCTACCAGGAAGGTGTCGAATCCTTTAGGGCTGTGGTCGAGAATGTAGAATGGTTCCCGATTGATTCGGGCGATAAGTCGTGGGAATACGACGGTACAGCAGTAGTAACACTCAGGAGTTTGGTGGCATAAATGGCTAAGACACGCAGAACCTATAAGGGTGGGGCAGCCTCCACCACGATCACCGGGACGCTCGCGTCAAACGGTACGAACTTTGTGATTGCCGCGTATACCGGTTGGCCGTATGGTGCTAACCCGTTTTATGTGGTGATTGAGCCTGGTACAGCGAATGAGGAAAAGGTGTTGGTTACCCGTTCGGGTGCGACTGACACGACGGTGAACGTGACGACTCGCGGTGTGGACGATACGACGGCCGCCCAGCACGTTTCCGGTTCCGTGGTGTATCCGGTATTCACCGCAATTGACGCTGATGAAGCAAACGAGTTGGCGGCAACGTTGACAAGTAAGGGCGACATCCTTACCCATGACACCTCGACGTTTGCTCGTCTGGCTGTCGGCACGAACGCTTTGGTGTTGAAAGCTGATTCGTCGGCTACGACTGGGTTGGTGTGGGGTCAGGTCGCTACGGCTGGTATCGCTGATGATGCGGTCACGTCAGCGAAGATCGCCGCTGATGCGGTCGGTTCGTCGGAGATTGCGGCTGGTGCTGTCGGCGCGTCTGAGTTGGCTTCTGATGCTGTCACCACCGTCAAGATTCTTGATGCCAATGTGACTGCCGGGAAACTTGCGTCGGATTCGGTGACGACCGCCAAGATCGTGGATGGCAACGTGACTGCCGTAAAGTTGGCTGCCGATTCGGTGACGACCGCCAAGATTTTGGATAGCAACGTTACGACTGCGAAGATCAATGATGGTGCGGTTACGGCCGGTAAGTTGGCTTCGGACGCTGTGACGACCGCAAAGATTCTGGACTCGAATGTTACGACAGCGAAGGTCGCTGACTCGGCTATCACGTCTGCAAAAATTGCTGATGGTGCGATTGTGAACGCCGATGTGAACGCTTCGGCTGCAATTGAGCCGTCAAAGATCGCGGGTGTGTTCACGACTGGGGACTCAACAAACAACCGGTTGTGGATTTCTACGTCTGCGCCTACCTCGGGCGATGGGTCTGATGGCGACGTGTGGTTGAAGTACTGATATGCCGTCGTATATCAAGACTGGTGGCGCATGGCAGGAGTTGACTGGCCTTGACCGACCGTATGTGAAGGTGTCGGGCAGTTGGCAGGGTGTCACTAACGGTTATGCGAAGGTGTCTGGGACTTGGCAGCAGGTGTACCAGTATGACAACACCGCGCCGACGATCCCTACGCCGACTGTGGTGAAGAACGGTTCGTCGTTTGATGTGACCTGGGGCGCGATCACGGACTCAGAGTCGGGTGTCGCGTCAGCCACGTTGCAACAGGTGTTCATCGGCTCATCGAGCGGTGAGGTCAACGGCAGCACGTACTCGATCACGTCTGGCGGTTTTGGTGGTGGCACAACCACGATGACTGTTCCGACCAACCGTCGTAATACACCGTCCGGTGAAACGTGGGAAGTGTCGTTCAAGATCACCGCTACCGACGTGGCTAACAACCAGGCAACTGGCAACGGCTCGATCTACCAGTACACCCGACCCCTCGGCACATACTCGTATCTGCCAACTGACGCTGAATCTTTCGGGACAAGCTGGAGTAATTTTGTTGTTGCCGACGAAGCTGTTGTTCGAAGGTCTACAACTTGGCAGTACGGTGCGTTCTTTTACGGCACAAATATCACGTCTGGTTGTAAGGGTCATACCGCTGACAGCGGAACAATTTTCGTGAAACGGTCTGCTTCAGGGGCAGTCTTTGAAGGCAACACAGGAACCTTTACGTTCCGTGTTCACAACCTAACTTCTGCATCAGGAACGCCGACGTTTGCAGGGACCAATGCTACTCAGTCTTTGTCTGGGACTAATGCTTCAGCGACAATCACAATGCCTGGTGACTGGCTGTCAGCTTTTGGTGCAGGAACATCCTACGGTGTTGCTCTTACGGATCACAGCAACCAACCTGGCGGTGTGCGTGGTAAATCGGACTTCTCCGGTTTGGTAACATTGGTTTACAACTAAGGAGCAGTCATGGGACGCAAATACACCGGATGGGATGCCAACGCGACAGGAAAGCGTGCCGGCCTCGAAAAGTTCGTGGAACTCACTATCAAGCATTTCAACAACGGCGTGTGGAACGTCGGCACATGGTCGGTTCGCAACATGAAGAACGACGGCCCGCCCCGCCCGTCCGTCCACGGAACCGGTCGTGCCGCCGACCTGTCGTGGCGTGCCAACAAAGGCAAAGGTTTCGGCAACTATCAGACCGCCTGCCAAGTCGTTGACTTCTGGGTTGCCAACGCCGAACTGTTCCTGATCGAGGAAATCCACGACTACCATCTCGCCCCGTTCGGACGCGGCTGGCGGTGTGATCGTTCCGCATGGAAGGTGTACACCAAGAACACCATCGGTTCCCCCGGTGGCGACTGGTTCCACGTTGAGATCGCCCCTCAGCACGCTGACAACCCCGCCTACTATGAGCAGGCTTTCGCCAGTCTCGGAGGCGCACCCGCCCCCGTCGCCGCCCCTGCTCCTGCCCCTGCTGGTGGCATGAAGTTTGAATACCCTGGAACCCCAATCAAGTTGGGAAGCACAGGTGACGCGGTGAAGCTCGTTCAGGCTGTCGTCGGGGAACCTGTGATCGACGGCGATTTCGGTCGTAAGACTGACGCGGTTGTGCGTTTGTGGCAAGCCAAGCAGGGTTTGAAGTCAGATGGGGTTGTCGGGCCTGCAACGTGGGCCAAAATGTTCGGTTGACGTGAGGCATCTCCCACGCCTCACCCTTCTCACTTTGACGTTGCTGGCCTGGGTTCAGCCCGGTCGAGCGTCAGCAGACACCGTTACCGTCACCTCCGCATCCGACCATTGGTTCACCTACGAAGAACCGGCCGTGTTCAAAGTGCGGTCATACGCCCAACAGTACGGCATCGACTCAATGCTGTGGCTGTACGACTCGTCAGGCAACCTGCTTGCCCAGAACGACGACTATTTCGGTTTGGACTCTTGGCTGGAGGTAGAAGTTGGGTCAGGGTCGTATCGTCTCCGAGCAGGGGTTTGTTGCGGGAACCCAGACGCATGGTACGGAACCTCGTACACGCTTGATGTCAACACCACCCCCGTTGAACCCACCACAACCAGCACAACAACCGAACCCTCAACGACGACAACTAGCACGACCAGTACGACGACGACCGAACCATCCACCACCACGTCAAGCACAACCAGTACCGTGCCAGAGACAACCACGACAAGCGAGGTAACCACATGGCCCCCAACCCTTCCATCTACGACATCGACCAGCACCGAGCCGCCTATCTCCGAGCCGTCCACAACGACGACCCAGCCGGCCCCACCGCCGATCACGACGACGACGGTTACGACCCCGCCTACCGTGCCGCCTACCTCCGCGCCCGAAACAACCATCCCGCCAACCACAGAAACCCCGCCAGACACCTCTAATTTGCCGTCTGACAGCCTCCCCGCCCCAGACCCCACCGAACCCCCAGACGACCCCGAACCAGTCGTCACAGAGGAAATAACAGCGGATGAGGCCACCGAACTAGCCACCGACCCCGAAGCCCTAGCCGAAGCCACCCCCGACCAGGCGGCCGACATCTTTGATGCCATCGTCCCCGACGAACTCACCGAAGCCGAAGCCGAAGCCATCGTCGCCGCCGTCCAAAACGCCCCCACCGAAATCCGTGAAGCGTTCGAAACCGAAATCAACGTGTTTGACGGCCAATTTGACACCTACGTCCCCCTCGGCTCCACCGTAGATGTCGGCACACGACGAACAGTCACAGCCGGGGCTGTCACAATGGGAGTCGTCGCCGTAACCCCAACCCGGAGAAAGCCGTGAAATATTTTAGAATCTTCCTTGAAGCCGGGATCATGCTCGCCGGCCTCATCCTCGTCCTCATCACCCTGTCCGGCACAACCCGCGACATCGGGGTGGTTTGCGCGGTCGCATCCATCATCATGTACATCGGCGCAGCCCTCACCGACGACAAATAGACTGCTAAAGTAAGGTACACTTATCCCCGTGGCAAACCATCTGCGGATACAAGTAGGAGTAGTCGTCGCTGTGGCGTTGGCCTGCCTGCTTGCAGCTTGCAGCGACCAGTACAGGAACCCCAATGACCCCCGTAAACAGCCCTCGCCGTCGTCAACGACTCAACCCGACTGAGATTGAAGCCCGGATCAGGGCCATCCTGATCCTCACCCTGGCAGGCGTTCTCGGTATCACCGTCCTCGGGATGCTGTACTCCCTCATCTTCGTCTACCAGCCTGAAGAAGCGGCCCCGCTCGATCTCGCTTTCATGGACGTTCTGTCCCCCCTCTCGTTCTCCATCGGCGGTGCGCTCACCGGACTCGCCGCAGGAGGCGCAGCAAAGAAGATCGCCAACCGCGACGAAGACGAGTGACCCGATGGAAGCGATACTCGTCCCCATCGCCGTAGCCCTCATCGGCGGGCCGGTGATGTGGTTCCTGCATCGCCTCGACCAGAGGAACACTCAACAGCACGGCCAGTCAATGAAAATCCTGACCGAAGTACGCGACGACATGAAGACAGTTCGTCGTCGGCTTGACAAGCATATAGACTGGCACGCTCACCAAGACTAAACCCCAGCGTAGCGGGTCAATTTGTAAAGGATGCTTGACTTTGTGTTCCAATGTCTGTCAACTGTTCCCTGAAATCAGGCACTACCTGACACGCGTAGTGCCTAAAGGGAGAGAAGACGAACAACTACTGTTGTCGTTGATAAACAGATTGGAGTGCTGTGAGCCTCGCCAAA